CGCTAATGCGTATCTAGACATTTATTTTAACTATCAAGCCATGCTTTACGCATATATAGCAATACTATTCTGCTACTTGGCATCTAAATCATCTTTAACGTCAGCATATGCTTACACTTTATACATCATTGCTTATTTTTTATTCGCGATGGAGGATACAGCGATGGAATGGGGCGTTATAATAAGTGACAGTGTTTTCTATGGTAACTACAGCGTTATCATGTACTCGCTATTGACTTTTCTAGTAATGACGGTGACTTATGATAGAATGGGTGGTATTGAACTCCGAGCTAATGATATTTTGTCTTAGCGCGGCCCCTGTACCCATTTATATAGCGAAACGGTTGTATGCACGAAGATATTGTGAACCTACACAAAAAAGTAGACGCAAACCATAAAGAGGCCTATGACAATGTTATTAAGCCGTTAAATGATGTGGCTATTCAGTTAAGCAGGTTGGCTACATCAATGGATCATAGTAGCGAGATGTTTGGTAAGCTTGAGACAACCCAGAAAGAGATGGGGCAAAAGCTTAACAAGACAATTTTGGACCACTCAAATAGATTAACTACAGTAGAGTCGAATCAGTCAAACAGTAAAAATCTATGGGATAAGATCGGCTTCCCGTTGTTGATGTTAACGGTTGTGGTTCTAACAGGTTTGAATTATTTCAAATAAGCAAAGGGGTTAATATGAGTAATGAAGTTACAGCGGCAGCGTTAGGCGAGTTTGATGAATTGGTTGCAGATAAAATGAAAGCAGATAAGCCAAAACGACAAAAGAACGACAAAGATCGAATCGAAAAGCTAGAGAAGGATTTACGGGCTGTAGTTGATATGCTTAACAAGATGTCATCGGCCATAGGCTTGCCAAAGTCGATTATTCCAGATTTAGATTAATGTACAGGCAAACCAATATGACCCCAAACAAGAAAGAAGAGTGCAGCAAAGGGATTAGTGTTATACGCATAATTGTAGCCTTTTTAATTATAACCGCTTTTGTTGGTGGCCCCCTGCTTTTCGCATTAATTTAATCACATAAGGATACCCATGATGAATGGCCCTAATCAAGAAAGTCACAAGTACAAACAACTACCTTACATGCTGCCATTAATCCTAGCGGCAATAGTATTACTCCCCCCTGAATTAGGTAGTCTCGTTATCCTCGCTTGCGTGTGGAGGTCTTTATAATGAGTAAGCCAAACCCAGTATTCTTTATCGACGGCGGAAAGGTCGGTGTAATGATAGGTGAGCATAAATACTTTGCTCCTACTAAGTTCACCGATAAGGCAGGCTTCACAGAGATTGAACGTTACCGGGTAGAGAAGAGCGAACGACTAGCTAGGCATCAACTCGAAAAGTTACGCGACGATGTAATAATCATACGTACAGCATACACAAAATTAATTGACGATATAGCTTACGCTGTAGGGGAGTCTAACCTATGAAAGGCGTAGTTAACCCGCATAATGAGGTTTGTTCATCGTCAAAGTATGGATGGGGGGAGCATAGATTAATTAATCTTGATGGTGACACTATATATGCAAAGCTTAAGTTGGCGTACATACATGAAGAAGGGTGCGGGAAGACTGCGTTCTATCTACATGCTATGCCGAAGATATGCGAACAACTTTACGCGGATAATGTTGAATTATTGAATGGGAATTCCCCAGAGAAAAGCAGCCTTATTCAATGCGGTACATGCGGCCTATTAATCGAAGGGCTTAGTGTGGATCAAATCCAAGAGGTAGAAGTTAATGAATAACCCGTCAAAAACGTTATGTTATAACGTAACTCTATCAATAACTTAGTAGTATAATACTATGGCAAGACCAAAGAACGCATCAAACAAGAACAAAGACTTCCTGACTAATCGCCTGAAAGCCATGTACGGTGAAGACTTTGACCCTATTATGAAAATGGCAGAACAGGCTGTTCGCATACATGAGCAAACTTCTGACGTATCGGATATAGACGACTTAAAGTCATCTATTGACGCATGGGATAAGATCGCGCAATACACTACGCCTAAGCTTAAAGCGTTAGAGGTTAGTGGCGATGGCGATAACGGCGAAATAATCATAAAGACTATATCTTATGCAAGTAACACTACCAAATGATTGGTCGCCTAGACCGCATCAGCTCCCCTTCTTTGAAGCTATGGACAATGGCGATGTAAAGAGGGCTTGCTTGGTATGGCATAGGCGAGCAGGTAAAGATTCTAGCGTATTGAATTACACAGCTAAGACGATGTTTGATCGTGTTGGCAACTACTGGCATCTATTCCCCAAACAGACGCAAGCAAGAAAGGCTATCTGGAATGGTATTGACGGTAGTGGCCGCAAGATACTAAAGCAGGTATTCCCTGAATCAATCCGGAAAAGATCATCACAGCAAGAAATGCTCATAGAGTTAAAGAATGAATCCACGTGGCAATTATGTGGCTCAGATAACTATGATTCGTTGGTCGGTTCAAACCCTGTAGGCGTTGTATTCTCTGAGTGGTCGCTATGTGATCCTAATGCGTGGGACTACATACGACCTATGTTAGCTGAGAACGGTGGCTGGGCTATCTTCATCTACACGTCACGAGGCAAGAATCACGGCTATTCGCTATATAATATGGCAAAGAAAAACCCTGATTGGTTCTGTGAAATGCTTACGGTCGATAATACTAAGCGTGAGAATGGACTCCCCGTTATCAGTGAAGAGGTTATACAGGCTGAGCGTGACGAGGGGATGAGTGAAGAGAAGATACAACAAGAGTACTTCTGTTCGTTTGAAGCTCAGATAGCGGGCGCTATTTATGGTCGTCAAATGTCTACAGCATACAAAGATAGTCGTGTCGGCTTCGTTCCTATTGAGCCTAACCTGCAAGTGCATACAGCATGGGATTTAGGCATATCGGATGCGATGAGTATATGGTTCTTTCAGGCTACAGGTAAAGAGGTTCGGTTAATTCACTACTATGAAAACCATAATCACGGCATGGATCACTACGCGAACTACTTAAGCGAATTTAAAACAAAGCACGAGATCAAATATGGTGAGCATCTAGCCCCTCACGATATCGAGGTTAGAGAGTTAATGAGCGGCAAGAGTAGGAAAGATACTGCGCGAGATATGGGTATTATTTTCAGAACAATACAGAGGCCAAAAGCAAAAGCTGACGGGCATCAAGCAGTAAGAAAAATATTTCCCCGTTTATGGATAGATGAGAACCGTTGTGAGTTAGGGTTGGCGTGCTTAAGTGAGTATGCGTATGAATGGGACGACAAGACTAAAATGTTTAGGGATAAGCCTAACCATAACTGGGCATCTAATGGTGCTGATGCTCTACAGACGTTAGCGCTTGGTTGGTCTGAAAGAATGGTATCGGGTAGGCCTCCATCAAGAGTTCATACGGCTAAGGTTAATGTAAATCTATGGGGCAGGTAGCGGCAATAGTTTATACCAATGAGAATTATCACTGGTCACGACGATGGTTGAATGAGGTTAATCACTGCTTTCTATGCGTGGCTGATAGCGGGCAATGGATAGTGTGCGATTACACGTCAAGAGGGCTTGAGCTGTTTATTACCAAAGAGCTGCCAAAAGGTTTATACTATCAGCTTATAGAGATTGATAGTTTTAGTGTTGTACCGTTCATTCCTACATGCGTGGGATACCTTAAGCGGATAGCTGGAATATACAATCCGCTAATACTAACCCCTTGGCAATTACTTAACTATATGAGGCGACAAAATGTCATTAGGAAGCAAACCACAGAAAGCAGAGAAAACAGGTCAGGAAGTAGCGACTGAGCAGCGACAAGCCCGTCAGTTAGACGAAGAGATAGGCAAGAGTGAGAAGAGTTTAAAGGCTTTGGCTCGCAATAAGATCGGTAAGCAGTCCTTACTACGTGATGGGCCAAAGAAAGCAGCAAAAGAAGCAATTAAGCCGCCAAGCGCAGCCAAAAAGGATGCTACATCTTCTGGTGGTGGCGCTTTCGGCAATGCTGTAACTGGCTCGGGGTTAATCAAGCGAGTTAAAAAATAATGTCACTGCCTAAAAACCTTGGAA